ATCGCCCGAAAATTTTCTCTGCACGTGCCTGCTGGTTGAGCTTGTCTACCTCCGCGGCGCGTTTTTGCCCTTCCTCACGCTGCCAGGCCATCAGCTCTTCGGCGCTTTTGAATTTGGGTTCAATGCCAGCCGGAATGACACGGCGAAGGCGATCGAAAATAGAACCTGCGTTTTGCATGTTTACCCCCTGAATCCTGGCGGAACGGTGTTATCTGGACGGGAGATCTGATTAATATCCCGTCCACCAGCCTGGTAATGTCCTGTACCCGGTGCCGACAGGCGGATAATCAGGTCATCCCATTTTTCGCGGAGTTTGGCCGGAGATTTAACCTGGCGAACCCAGAACGTATCGCTCTGAACGCGCTTGAACATTTCACAAATTTGCTTGTGGCTACGGCCATCAAGGGTACGCATCAGACGCACGTCATTCGCCCAGACCGTCCAGTTCGGCTCTTTCGGGCGAACGATTTCGCCGTCAAAGGTTGCAGCCTCCTCGTAGAGTTTCAGCACGCGCTTCCAAATCCATTGCGCACAGGTCAAATCTTCCTGGCTTCCCCACTGGCGTTTTGCAGGGCTGCAAACCACTGCTTCCGGGTGGCGCTTCAAAAACTCGGTTTTTGTCAATTTTCCGCCCGACGGCGAAGCGTCCGGACAAGGAGGGTTTTCTGGTTCTTTGACTGGTTCAAAAGAGTGACTGATTCTGGGTGAATCTCCTGCACTACCCCCTGGTGAATGTGGTGCACCATCTGGTGAATCTCCTGCACTACCCACTGGTGAACTTGCTTCACTACCCTGGTGAATCTCATTCACTACCATCGAACTGGCGTTTGCACCGGCCAGGGTTAGTCGATAGAAATTGCTGCCATTGCCTTTCGGCCCCGATCTGGTCTCTTTTCGCATCAGTCCAGACTCGCAGAGCGCGGCAACATGATTCATGACGGAACGACGACTGATCTCACACTGATCAGCAATATGCTGATAGCTCGGCCAGCACTCGCCCTGGTCACTTGCGTTATCGGCCAGTTTAAGCAAGACCAGCTTACGAAGCGGGTTGCCTACCTTGACCTTCATCGCCTGGACCATCAGTTCCATGCTCATAGAACACCTCGATACAACTGAACTAAGCTGCGTTCGAACAAGTCGAAACCAGCTTTACTTTGACGCCGACCAGCTGCGCCAGCGCGTCGATCGCTTCCAGTGTCTCTCGCCGGATTACCGGCTTCGGTTTGCCCGTGAAGACCGCATTGGTGGCTTCGATGCACTCTTTGTTAACCCTGGCGGCCTGGTAGTGCATGCAGTCCTTCTGCGCCAATTCGCTGTCGATGGCGGTGCGGATTGCATAGCTCAATGCCTCAGCCTGCTTACGGTAGTTCGGCGTATCGTTGCGAAATGCTCGTTGGATAATCTGTTTGTTGTTGTGCAACCGGCGCGCGTATTCGTCCGGATCCGATACGTCATCCAGTGACTGGAGAAGATCGCCAAAGTGATGCGGGGTTATCAGTTGCGTCACCGTCTTCCAGCCCTTTTCTTGTGCCCAGGACTCCAGCTCACATGCCAGTTTTTTGATTTCCATCAGTCAGACTCCTTAGGGGCTTTGGGGTTAACCTTGTGTTCATACAAAACTGAGTCGTACTTCAATGCACCACCCGTTAATTTTTCCAGTCGAGCGGCGCGTCGTTCAGGTACTAACTCCCCCCATTCACTCACAGAGGATCGAGCGATGTTGAGAGCCCTCGCCACGTTGGCTTTTTTCCCAAAGTGTTTGATTACATCTTCGGTTTTCATTTCGTTCTCCTTGGTAAGTTTTCCTAACTTTATATGTTAAGGAAACAAGAGTCAATGCGCGTTAGGATTTCCGAACTATGAAAACGATCGGTCAGCGTATAAAAGAGCGGCGCTCTGCTTTGAAATATACCCAGCGCAGCCTAGGCAAACAGGCTGGGGTTGCTCATGTCACAATCTCTCAGTGGGAACGTGATGAAACCTCACCAAGGGGCGATAATCTCTTCAAATTAGCTGCGGCTCTGGGCGTTGAGCCTGGCTGGATCATCAAAGGTGATGACGGATACGAACCTGCCCCAGCAGAATCGTATCGGATACTCTCACCACAACAGATTCAGCTTCTGGAACTGTTTGAAAAACTGCCCAACTCTGAGAAAGAGCAACACATCATCAATTTGCGAGACAAGGTCAAAGACTACGATGAAACGTTCAACGACCTGATAAAAACCAAAAGCAAAGAAGAAATCCTACAGATCCTCAAAAACCTCGATATCAAATAATTCATCTCCACGCCAGGCCGCATCAGTAGCGGCCTTTTTGTATTTTTCACGCACTCATTGTTAGGTTTTGCGAAATTCACCCTTGACGTTTTGTTAGGTTTAAATAACAATCAGCGTTATCAAAACTTAACAGCAGTAATCAGTAAACGTTCCGCCTACCCGGCGATAAGGGTAAACAGAGCGAACAGGCAGGATGCCCACGAAGTAGCCGCCGGTGGCGTATGAATGACCGGATGATTCGCAAAGATAGGTTCAGCAGTAGGTGTGAGAGGAAAACATGTCTAAACAACATTTAGATTTAGCAGTTCGGTATGTGAATGCTGGCGCTGTAACGGAGTTAGCAATTAAAGCGCAAGAAGTGACTAGTTCACTACGTGGGGATATCGATCATCTTAAAGATACAATGCTGGCAGCTGACGCCGGAATTGGTATTGATTTTGATGAATTGACCGAACTCTTCAATCACCTCTCTGCCGCTGAAGAATTGCTTGTACGTTGCGAAAAGGCTGGCAGAACCGTTAGTCAGGAAATGCGTAAAATGCTTACTGAACTTGAATAAACTGGGCAGAAATTTGTCCACAACATGGAAGCGCATTCCACTCTTTCACTAATGGGGATTGGTTTGTTAGCTGGCGGAGTGCGCTTCCAGTCGTGGTTGTCACTTAAACTCTCTGAAAATACTGGAGCCTTATTATGCAAGGTCAGCATTATGGAACAGATTTAATACCGAGAGGTGATATTGCCCCTGGAACATTAGTAAGGCATAACGGGCGCACTTATCGGGCATCAGCAAATGTACCTCGCGGTTTATATGTTTACAGTCTCATTGAGCGAGCAATTATTCGAAGTGATAAGGTCGAAGTGCTTTTGAATGGGAATGGACGGCCGTTAATTAACTGATATCGATTAATTTTAATTCATGCCTTAGCTGGCAGGGATTTCTACACCCTAAATGCGCAATAGCGCTTATTAACTGGAGATCTAAATATGTTTGGCATTTTCAAAAAGAAAGCACGTAAAGCCGTTGTTGAAGTTAAAAAAATGGAAAACCGCGATGCAGTAGAAGCGACTGTGTGGGGTGCCTACTCCATTGCATACGCAGACGGCACCTGCGATGCAAAAGAAATCGCAACGCTGGAGAAAACCATTTCGGCGCTGCCGGCTTTCGCACCATTCGCCGGTGAGATCGCACAGATGAGTAGTAACATTCGTGCCCGTTACGAAGCTTCACCGCGTTCTGCCAATGCTCAGGCTCTGCGCGAACTGGCAGATGTTGCCGGGACAAATGACGCTGTTGATGTTCTTTGCCTGTGCCTTGATGTTGCTGACAACGATGGTATCGGTGAAGAAGAAGAGAAGCAGCTGAAGAAAATTGCTCAAGCGCTGCAACTCCCGTTGGATCAGTACCTGTAATGCGTAGCATGCCAGAAGCGTTGCGCATCACGCTGGTTCTGCTGCTGGCTTTTATGTCTGTCGTAACGGACTTCACAAGTTACGTTCTTTCATTCGTCAGCGATGCGTTTTTTGTGGGTGCTCTTGTCTGGTTGGTCTGGCCCTCACTCAAACAAGATAAGTAAGAATATCCGCCCTCTGGGGCGGTATCCCAGTGAGTTGTTATATATGGATGACATCATTTGTCATTGCGCTGTTTGCTGCCACGAATATAAAAAATCGGAAATGCACGAAAGGAAAACAGATATATACCCTTTTAAGCGCACGATTTATTTATGTGAGCAATGCAATGAAAAAAGAGAAAAACGTGACGCTTTAAGAAAGGTAAAACGCGGCATCCGCAAGCCATTTCATTCAACATCATTTTTCAAATATTAAACGAGGTTATTATGTCTGTTGAGTTAAAAGTATTTGGTGGTGCTTACTTCCCAAAAGATAAAGCATTAAAAAAACACCCTAATTTAAAACCACTTGCCATCGCGGTAAACGCGTCCACAAAAGCCATTGCTGAAGCTGTTATTTTCGGTAAGCTGGCGGCTGAACATCCAGAACATATTGATGATTTCTTCAAGGTGAAAATCTGGGAGCACCACGAAGGTATTCCCTGCCCTGATCTTGATGTTTTCTCACCTGATTTTTTCGACAGCGTGGCAGTATGGAATGTGAACGCTGGCGAACCAGCTGCGGCGCCACAGCCAGAAGCTGAAGCAAACGAAGAATGGGAGGACAACAAGAATCAGGAAGAAATTAAAACCGTTGCGCGGCTCGACCAGACATCCCGGGCAGCTTGCCTGGCA